TACATCGGCTAGTATATCAGCCTTCCAAGCTGAGGAGGTGGGTTCGATTCCCATTGCCCGCTCCACAAGAAAACCGTCTGGATTCGTCAGAATCCAGGCGGTTTTCTTGCTTCATTACCTCATTTCTTTTCCATACCATATAATAATGCCCCCTTCAAAAAAATTTTGAAGGAGGCATTATTAGACTATACAGCTCTCACCGCACTCTCTTTTTCATCCTTGCCATGAATGCATCCGCCTCGATGGCCTCAGGGGTGAAGCTGTTGTTATACCACCAGTTGACCAGCGCACTCACGGTGGTGAAGCCGGTGGAGATGAGCTGCTCCAGAGTGCCGCTCTCGATGGGCAGCACGGGCTTGCCCAGAGCGCTCAGCAGCTGGTTGATGAGGGCCAGCGCCAGCACGGCGGTGCGGGTGATGGTGCCGACGGAGATCTTGTTGTTCAGGTTATTCATAGTCAATTCCTTTCTCTTTCGTGTTCATGCATTTCTAAATCGGCGATGCGGTGGTTGACTACCTTCATCTGCTCCTCGAGGATGGGGACTCGCTGGGCAAAATTGTTGTGCGCCCGGACTTCCCGGGTCAGCTCTTCCAGCTTGGTGTCGGTGACGGCCTGACTCTTGCCGTTGGCGATGAGTACGCCGATGAGGGTCACAGCCCCGGTGATAAGGGCGGCGAGAATGGTCTCCATCGGTCTCACCCCTTCCATCTGGACTTATTCGCCCGAGTATCGATATGCACCCAGCCGGTAGAGCGCTTCGGGTGGGCGGCGTCCTTCGGGTACCGCCCGATGCCGCCGCGCCCGGGCAGCAGCTTCTCGGCATAGTCGGCCACGGTAGCCACCGGCACACCCTCCACCCAGAAGTCTGCGGCTCTGCCCAGCAGGTGCTGGCTGGATTTCGCCCCGCCCACGGCGGCATTATGTTCGGCGGTGCGGTAGCCGCTGGTGATATGTACCGGTTTGCCGAAGTGCTCCCGGATGCACTGTAGCAGCACCACCAGCTCGTCGTCGATGAGGACGACGTCGCTGCCCTTGCAGGCGAACTCGCGGACACGGAAGCTGGGCGAAAGCTGCCGGGTGGAGTCGCGGGCCATGGAATATTCTCTGATGGACATTTCAAATCCTTTCTCCTCCTGGGCTCCCCTATTAGGGAAGCTGGCGCGAAGCGCCTGAGAGGTTTAATACTTCTTTCCGCAGATCTCCTCGAAATCCGCCTTCGAGATAATGCCCTTGCGCACATACACCCGCAGCATCGCCTCAGAGATACGGCCCTGCGTCCAGCGCTCGGCCAGTTTTTCCTTGTTGCTCATAACTTCGTTCTCCTTTCTCATTCTTCGGTGGTGTTGGTGGTATCATCCGGCAGGCTCAGCGCCACCATGTCTTCCAGAGCGTCCGCAATGCGGGTCTGGTCGGAGACGCCGGCGTCTGCCATGGGAGGGTCATCCTCAAAGGCCTCGATGGCGGCCAGATAGTCCTCGTCGGTGACGCAGGCGCTGAAATCGCAGCCTGCCTTGCGGTAACGCTCCACCTCGTCGTCGAAGACCAGCGCGACGCTGCCATTGATGATGCCGCCGCCCACGATCATCTTGGTGTAGCGGCCCCACTGGTAACGGTCCAGCCACTGCTCTGCGGTGAGCTTCTCGCCCACCGGGGTGATGACGTCAGATTTGTTGTCGTAAATTTTGTATCGTGCCATTTTGATTTTTCCTTTTCTTTTATGCGGTGTAGACGAATACGTCGCTTGAATAGTTCTCGGAATCTATACGCCCGCCTGCAAACAGCAGGTAGTCTCCAACCGTCGCAGAGGAAAGACCCGATCTTGGATAGTCCAGCGTTGTGACTGTAGTCCGCGTGAGAGAGGTGTCACAGGCGTCTACTACATCTGAATATGGAGAGTTAGTACCGCCTCCCGCAAACAATGCGTAGTCTCCGACTGTACCGGCAGACATATTGACCCGCGCTACGCTCAGAAGTGTGACGGTCGTTTTTGTGAGCGATGCATTGTAAACGTCGCAGGACGTGTTGCCATCAGATGTAAATATTGCATAATTCCCGACCACTGTGGAAGCATCACCAGAGGTGGGACGGCTCAAATCCGCAGCCGCTGTGCGGGTAAGTGAAGTGCTGTAGACATCCACAACTTTTGTAATGGTGTTTCCCGTGCCTCCGGCGAAAAGCACCCGACTGCCGATTGTCGCGGTCAGTGGATAATATCTTGCCACGCTCAGGTTTGTGGCTGCCGTGCGGGTGAGAGTGCTGTTGTACACCTCAACATTTGCGCACTTGTTATCCGAATTCATATTGCTGGAGGCTCCGCCGGCAAAGAACGCCCTACCTTCGAGTGACGCAGCACCCATCCATACCCTCTCGCCGCTCAGTGTTGCAGCTGCTGTTCGTGTGAGAGAAGCGCTATATGCGTCCACTGAATCAACTATATCTACAGTTCTCTGGCCATCAGCTCCACCTGCAAAAAGTGCATAGCCCTCAACAGACGCGCCGGCATGTCTGTATCGTACTGTACTCAGCGCAGTAGGCATCGACTTTGTGAGCGACGCGCTATAAGCATCCACGGCATCATGAGCGCGGTCTATAAAGCTCCCGTGTCCTATTCCCCCCGCAAACAGCGCATAATTGCCAACTGACGCTGCCACGGTACGCCGTTCATCGCTCAAATTCTCAGCCATCCCGACCTTTTCCAGCTCTGCACTGTAGCACAGCCTCGCCTTGCCACCGACACCGATGTACATCTTTTTGACCTTGCGGGCCTTACCGCCGATGCCAATGTAGGCTTTTTTCATCTTGCGGGCTTTGCTGTTAACGCCCACATAAACTGCTTTTGCCATTTCGAAGTTTCACCTCCTTATACATACACGATGAGCACCTTGTTGGTGGTCAATGTGCTTCCCGCCCCCGGGTCGGTGGTCTGGGCGGCGAAGGTCAGGCCGTTGACACTGTTGGCCGTGCCGCCCGCAGAGCCGGAACCGGCGTAGTTGTGGGTGTGGGAACTGTTGGCTTTGCCGTTGAGTTTGGTGTTCATCTCGCTCTCGGTGTAGTACCGGTCGTCGTGGGTATGGCTGGACGCCGCCTTGCCGTCCACGAGGCCTTTCAGCACCTTACCCTGATTTGCGCTCAGACTCTGGTCGGTGGCAGTGCTGGTCAGGTTGTCCTGCACGCCGCGCCAGGTGTTGGTGTCCGTGAACTTTGCATCCGCAGGCACGCTTTTGCCCAGCGTGTGGGGCATAGCGACCGGCACACCATCCTTGAAGTATACGCCCTGCGTAGCAGAACCCGCGTTCGTGTTCAGTTTGTTGGCTGAGTTTGCCGCACCGCCCGCGCTGGACGAACCAGCATAGTTGTGGGTGTGGCTGGCGGCAGCTTTACCCGCCAGTGCGTCGCCGGTGGCTTTGGCGTCGGCTGCCGCGCCGGAGACTTTGAGGGTGGCGTCCACCTTCGTTTCTTTGCCCGCCGGGCCTGTCTCGCCTTTCGGTCCCTGCGGGCCGGTCGCGCCTACAGGACCCTGTGGACCGGTGTCGCCTTTGTCGCCCTTCGGACCCTGCGGGCCAGTCTCGCCCTTTGGACCTTGTGGACCTGTTGCACCAGTGGGGCCTGTCGAGCCGATGTCGCCTTTTTCGCCTTTAGGCCCCTGAGGTCCAGTATTTCCCTGCGGACCTCTCGCGCCTGTATCACCCTTTTCGCCCTTGAAATCTCCCGCAGCGATGCCATCCTGAAGCTCTTTCAGTTTTTTCGCCGCCGCTGCAGCACTACCGGCCGCTGCGCTTTTTTCACTTTCGGCCTGTTTCATCGACTTCCGGGCCTGTTCGGCACTTTTCCGGGCGTCTGCACCGACTTCTTCCACCCGGCCCACCAGCTGCTGCCACGCAGGCGTACCCAGCGGCGGCATAGTACCGTCTTCGGTGCCGGAATTTGCCGCCACGCGGTAACGCATATCGGCGCTGGTGATGGTCCGGGTGCCGTCGGAGCCTTCGAAGGTGATGCGGCCCTCGCCGGACACAGCCGTGACGAAGGCAGGCACCTCCACCACACCGTTCTCTACCAGTGATGCAGGCGGGTCACCCTCCGGCGTATGCCAGAACACCCGGAGCTTCATCCCCTTCCACTCGTCGGCGGCAGTCACCCTCAGCCGATAGACGCCGCAGTTCTTGTTGTAGCCAAACCGCAGCATATCCTCATAACCCGGTGCTTTTACCGCGCCGGACGACGCAAGAGAAAGCTTGTATTCTATCATTGAGACCTCCTTTTTCGGCAGTCATTTCCTGTGCGGAGGCTTCTGCCGATACCATCCGCACGCAGACAAAAACTTCGAGCCGTTTCCAGCACAGATGCCGGCCTCTGCGCCCATGAAACAACTTTATTTCGTTATCCTTGCCTTTTCTTGTACCATATGGTAGCATTTTGCACATTTAAAGTCAACGATTCTCATGAAATAGTCGGAAACTTGTGCAAAAGCGCACAAAAAACTGTGTTTTCCTCTTTTGGACGCAAAAAAAGAACCGACCCGAGCTGTGTGAGGATACACGAACTCGGGTCGGTTTTACATCATTTTATTTCAGAACAATGTTTTCGGAGCAGCTATGCCGCCGGGATGTTTGCCTCATCTGTCCCACTTGTCACAGAGAGCGTTGATCTGGTCGGCGAACTTGGCGAGGTCCTTGTTGGCACCGCCCTCGTTGTGCTCGATGACTCGCAGCAAACGCTTGCCGGCATTGAGCAGGCGCTGGAAGACGGTAGCTGCACGGGCTGCACCCTCGCTGACGTGGTGCTCGATGCGGATACGGGTGCCTTCCTTCAGGCAGACTGCGCCCTCGGCACCGATGGCCCACTGCTCACCATTATAAGGTGCACAGGCGTTGAAGCCCTGCTCAGTGAGGGTCTGGGCAAAGATGTTCTCCACCTCATCCTCGCCGTGGATGATGAACACCCGCTTGGGCTTCGGCTCAAAGGAGTTGACCCACTTCAGCAGGCCCTCCCTGTCGGCGTGGCCCGAAAGGCCGGTGAGCTGGCAGATCTCCGCCTGCACCTCGATGGATTCGCCGAAGAGCTTCACGTTGTCCGCACCCTCCAGCAGAGAGCGGCCCAGCGTGTTCACGGCCTGATAGCCCACAAAGAGGACGGTGCATTCCTTCCTCCAGAGGTTATGCTTGAGGTGGTGGCGGATACGGCCCGCTTCGCACATGCCGCTGGCCGAGATGATGACCTTCGGCACGGGGTCGGTGTTGATGGCACGGGACTCATCGCTGGTGACGCTGACCTTCAGGCCCGGGAACTGGATGGGGTCGATGCCCTTTGCCAGCAGAGCGTTGGTCTCTTCATCAAAGCAGGAGGAGTCGGTGTCCTTGAAGATACGGGTGGCCTCGATGGCCAGCGGGCTGTCGATGTACACCGGGAAACAGCCGTGGCCGGTGACCAGATTCTTTTCCTTTATCTCGCGGATGAAGTAGAGCAGTTCCTGAGTGCGGCCCACTGCAAAGCTCGGGATGACCACATTGCCGCCGCGGTCGAAGGTGCGCTGCAGGATCTTCGCCAGCTCTGCCACATAGTCGGGCCGCGGGCCGTGGCTGCGGTCACCGTAGGTGGACTCCATAAAGACATAATCTGCGTCTTTCAGATACGTGGGGTCTTTGATGATAGGCTGGTCGTGGTTGCCGATGTCGCCGGAGAAGACCAGCTTTGTGGTCGCGCCGTTCTCCGTCACCCATATCTCGATGCTGGACGAGCCCAGCAGATGGCCCACATCCACAAAGCGGATGACGATGCCGGGCGCAAGCTCGATCTCTTTATTGTAATCATAGCCCCGGAACAGCGCGATGGCCGCCTCGGCGTCCTGAATGGTGTACATGGGTTCCACAGGCTCTGCACCGGAGCGCTGGCCTTTGCGGTTCTTCCACTCGGCTTCGAATTCCTGGATGTGCGCCGAGTCGCGCAGCATGATACTGCACAGTTCTGCCGTGGGCCTGGTGGCATAGATCCTGCCCCGGAAGCCGTTGCGTACCAGAAGAGGCAGAAGGCCCGTGTGGTCGATATGGGCATGGGTGGCCAGCACGCCGTCGATCTCGCCCGGCGCAACGGGGATGGGCTGGTTCTCATAGACATCCTTGCCCTGTTCCATACCACAGTCGATGAGGTAGCGCTGTCCCGCTGCTTCCAAGAGGGTACAGCTGCCGGTCACTTCGTGGTTGGCGCCCAAAAACGTCAGTTTCATAGACACACCTCCAACGGGATCATCCAACTTTAGTACATTAAGTATATCACGTTTCGCGCTGTAATGCCGCCCAAATCGATAGCCGATTCTCGGGCAAAACGCCGAATCCATCAAAAAATTTTTATACAATCTTGACAAACCACCCCCGGATGATATACACTTAAACTGTATGACGTAACTTCTACTGAGATTCAAAATAGAGAGGTTGTATTTTTATGGTTCGTAACGATTTGCGCAATGTCGCTATCATCGCTCACGTTGACCACGGCAAGACCACGCTGGTGGACGCCCTGCTGCGCCAGAGCGGCGCTTTCCGCGACAATCAGGCTGTGGCTGAGCGTGTCATGGACAGCGGTGATATCGAGCGTGAGCGCGGCATCACCATTCTGGCCAAGAACTGCTCCTGCAACTACAAGGGCGTCAAGATCAATATCGTCGATACCCCGGGCCACGCCGACTTCGGCGGCGAGGTCGAGCGCGTGCTGAAGATGGTCAACGGCGTTCTGCTGCTGGTGGACGCTGCTGAGGGCTGCATGCCCCAGACCCGTTTCGTGCTGCAGAAGGCTCTGCAGCAGAATCTGAGCCTTGTGGTCGCCATCAACAAGATCGACCGTCCCGATGCCCGCATCAAGGAAGTCATCGACGAAGTCCTCTACCTGCTGATGGATCTGGGCGCTACCGACGAGCAGCTGGACTGCCCCATGCTGTTCTGCTGTGGCCGTGACGGCACTGCAAGCCTTGACCC